CACTAAGCTACACGCGAGGGTGAGTAACGTCAAGTTCGTTGGACCGTACCAGGCAGCACGTAGCACACACATGACGCACACTTCAGCACGTCTGCGCACAATGCCGGAAGCTGGCGACAACGTAGGGTCAACGGGGTTCGCTGGTCACACTTCAGCACATGTGCGATGGGGCAGCAGATAGGGGTTCAAGTGTGGTCTAGACGCAGGGTTACGTACAGTGCACACACCCCGTTTTTGTCTCATCCCGGCGCCGATTTGGCTGGAGTTGCGCGGCAAGGGAGAGCTGGCGGCAATATCGCTCTACTTGGCTGGATTCATTGGGCTTTTTGGCGACTGTCACGGGGTAGCGACCGACCGATTGCTACCAGCCAGGGACGTTCGGGTGTCCAGCAAGCCCAGCATTGGTGCGGGTTTGCGCCGATTCGGCCCGTGACCCCCCCCAGGCCGCCCCGAGACCCGCGCGTTATATCAGATTGGCCTTTCTCAAAAAAACTGGGGTTGATCTGAACTCAAACGTATGGACCGGGTGCGCGAACCTTACCTGTGGTGAATGGTGGGATGTCAAGGCTCGGTGTAGGCAGCCTTCAAAAATAGGGGTTTACGGCGATAGTGACTCTTGTGGAAAGTTGTTTTACAGTACGCCTACGAACCTCGAGGAGAGCTCAATGGCTATTTCAACTTTCAATCAGGGCACGCCCTTAGCGAACACGTTGGTTTATCAGTCGGACGGTACTTCGACTGGCGACGACGGGATTTTGACCAGCGGCAGCACGGTGTTTTCCATTGTGGTGGACAACAGTGCGAACAGCGGCACTGGTGGTGATGCTTACACGAAGCTTTACAACGGCACGGCGGCGTCGAGCAACGACCCTTTCATGGTGTTGTTTACGTATCGTGCTACGAAGCGGACGTATGCGTTCCCCGAGGGGATCTACTTTTCTGGGGCTTTGGGTTTGCGTTGTGTGACTGGTGCAGCAACGAGCAACACGACGTCGCCCAGCTCGGACGTCAAGATCTATATCGTCGGGAACAAGCCGTAGGTCTACAGAGCTCCAGAACACGTCGCGTCCACTTGGACCATTTGACGCAGTTTCTGCACATCTCTGCCTCCTCGAAGGTCTTTTTGCTTGGGAAGACGAGGTAGCCTGAATCCCGGCACATGGCGCATTTCTTTTCGGCTGGCATGTACACGTCTGCTGGTCGCAGCGAGTGGTAGCCCTTGTGCTTCCATCCGCCTCTAGTCGTCATCTTCGTCATCTTCCTCGTCGTCCGGTGGCTGGCGTCTTCGTTTGCGCTTCTTTTTGGGGACACTCCAGCACCTGTCGAGGATGAATCCAAACTCTGACGTCATCTTTGAGGTGAGAGCTGCCTCTGTCCGCTTGGTTTCTTCTTCCAGGTCGCTTATGGACTCTTCGAGTCCAGACATGACGGTAGCGAGTTGTTGCAGGCGTTCGCTGTTTGACCTGGCGGATTGCTGAAGGTGCTCGAGCAGGGATGCTCTCGCCTGCTCCTGGGCGATTTCACGGCGGATTTCTTCGGTGCTCTTGGGTGGTTCCTTTGGTTGTGACGGGATGAGACCTGCTGATTGCAGGGCGAGGAAGATGCCCAGAACCCCGGCTCCACCAGCAGATGAGCCAACCATGCCCTGGATGTTCCCAGCGACCGTTTGTGGGCGAGCAGGGGCTGGTATTGAGTCTTGGGTTCCGTCACTCATGGCTCAACAGGTTATCCCATGGCGGCAGTCTGGTCGAGATGTCGGCCTCTGATGTCGAGGGCACCGTTCAGCCCGTTCTTCACGGCGCCCAGCACGGCTTCTCTCCAGCGAAGGGCGTATTCCATGCAGTTGGCGCAGTTCGAGTGGCTGTGTCCTTCGAGCGGCTCCCGTTTTCTGGCGTGGAACGACCATGCCGTCGAATCACTCGAGGCGAGCACATCAGAGCATCGGACCAGACCTTGGGTTTTTACGCCAAATCCGTGCAGGTTGAGCTCGTGGCAGGCGATATAGCGCAAGATCTCCTCTGCGTCCTTCATGCCCTGGCGCCTACACATCGTACCTACACCCACAATGTGCTCCGATGTAAGGTCAACTCCGGCAGCATCCCACATCTCCAGATGTGCGTAGTAGTCGAAGAGGGTCCATCCCTGGAGGACGGGGGCAATGGGCAGCTCCGGCGCAAGGCTTTTGAGCTCAAGGAAGTTTTCGATGGTCAGACGCTGGTGCTCTCTGATGCCTTTGCCTGTTTTGTTGAGGATCTGCGGCTCGCACATCCAGTCTTGCTGGGCGGCCCAGTCGAGATTTCCGGCATCATCAGCAAAGCGCCTAACTTCTTCGACGTAATCTTTGGGCGAGACGGTCCACCGACCGTACATTGAGAGCTCCGTAAACCCACCAGAGTCTAGTGCCCAGCGACAAGTGGCTCGAGGCAGGGTCTTTCTGTCCGTGAGCTGGCGTCTGGAGATGAAGAGGGGCACCTCTGTGCGGTCAAGCCAGGCTGCCTTGTGGGTTCCGAGATAGAACTTCATGCCAAGGCGGCCTCGCCCCGCTTGCGTACCTTGCACGCCAGGCAGGCGCCACAGGGCTTTTTGTCTTCGGGGAAGTAGCAGGACCATGTGTCGTTGACGTCAATCTCCATGTCTCTTGCCATGTCGAAGATGTCTCCCTTCAGGCACCCCATAAGGGGGGCGCTGATGCGAGGCCCGCCAATAGCCTCCATGACGCCATTCATCTTGTGGACAAACAGGGGTCGGCAGTCGGGGAAGAGCTCGTCGTCTTCTCCGGTGGCTCCAAACCAGACCTCGTCGTCGCCCCGGACCATAGCGAGAGACGCAGCGGCAGAAAGCATGATCATGTTCCTGCCCAAGACAACCGGGCTTTCCTCTTTGGTCAGCAGCCCGCTCGCTGGCACGTCAAGGTTCATCGTCCAGTGCTCTATGCCGCGACGAGCACAGAACATCTTGGCGTACTTGACCTCGATGCGGTGGGGCTGTCCGTAGTCGAAGGTCAGGGCAAGCGTTCTGCCATCGGTCGCTCGCCTGGAAAGCTCGAGAAGAACAGCGGAATCCAGCCCGCCAGAGAACAGAACGACTCTGCTCATTTGTCGTTGCTCCACATGGCCCAATCCAGGTCAGTTTCCCAGACCTTGATGGAGACAAGACGCACTTTGGTGAACTGGGGCGCAAACAGCTCCCCGATCCAAATCGCAATGTTTTCAGCCGAGGGCTCTCCGGTGGGGCAGATGATGTGGTTGGGGTCTGCCGCCAGCAGGGCCTGGTCCTCTGCGGGGGAGGCGATGAAGCGGTGGTCGATGGTCTCGTCTATCCACTCTCGAATGCCACCGAAGCCCTCGTCAAAGCAGCTCACCATGCCGTCCTCTTGGACCTTGCCCTCCAAAACTACCGTGACACTGTAGTTATGTCCGTGTAGACGATCACATGGCCCATGATGCTTTGTGAGCCTGTGGGCCGCGCAAAACCGTATCCTGGTGCTTGCCTGTATCACTGCCATCCCTTTGCTTTGTGGTATTGGAGGGAGAATCTCCACTTGGGGTGCTGCCGAAGCCACGTCTTGACCCGAGCCATCGAGGATACGACTGGCGTTTCCCCATCGTAAAGCGGCTGGATGAGCCGGTGCTCAAAGGCACTCCCTTGCGCCGCTTTGGCCATGACCTCGATTTTGGCTCCGTTTAGACCGTCTGCCAGCTTGAGCTCGTGCCCTTCCTTCAAGACCCACCCTTCTGCCTTGTGGGGAGAGACGCTAACCCAGTCCAGGGGCATCTGCTTGGGGGTCAGGGAGGTGCCATTGGTCGCAAGAGCCACTAGATAGCCTCGTTCTTTCAACTTCCGCACCAGAGGCTCGATGTCTTGCTCGGTGGGCTCTCCCCCGGTCAGCCAGACCCAAGATTCAGGGTTGGCGTGGAGCTCCACAGCCTCAACAATAGACTCTAGGCTCATCTCTCGGTCAAAGCTGTAGTCAGTGTCGCACTGGGGGCAGGCAAGAGAGCAGCCCGCAAAGCGCACAAAGACCATTGCCATGCCCATAAGGTGCCCCTCGCCCTGGCGGGTGGGGAAGACTGCCTCTGGGGACATGCGGTAGGGGACGCTCGCTCCGCACACGCAGTCTTCGTCCATGTCGCAGTCGATGGCGTGGGTCTCTTCGCCAAACGTCCTGTCCCATCCGGCCCGGTATTCTTTTGAGCTGGGCCTGCTCGAGAACTTATCCTTGAGAAACTCCGTCATCTTCCTTCGCCCTCCATTGTTCTCCCACGCACATGCGGGCCATCTTGACGCCGCTCTCGGTGCGGGTGTCCCCCCGGACAATCCTGATCTCGCCTTTGCTGTTGGTCAGCACGATGCGGACGTTGAATCCGCCCCCGCCGACCTCAGACACCGTCCACTCGCTCACTTCTGGTCCTCCATCTCCAGTATCCAGCCAGCCACCACCGCTGCCACCTGGGGCACTACGGCATTGCCTAGTCCTCGCAATCGGTCCACCCGGTTGGAAACCCCATCAGCCACTCGACCCACGTCGGGTTCAGGGAGCCACCCCCCGGCACCGATGCCCCGACCACTTCCTCTGGGTTGTGTCGGCCACGATCGTAGGTCATGTGGCCGGGCCGGATGGCTGATCGTGGCGTCGGCCACATCCTCTGCTTCACCGCTGCATTCAGCGGCAGCGAGTTGCGCCTGAACTGCGATGGTCCCCCGTCGTTGTGGGCATCCTGTTCGGTTGGTGTCGGCCACGATGAAGACCCGGTCTCTGCGGTGCGGAGCTCCCACCGAGGCTGAAGCTGGGACACAGTCCCACTTTGCATCGTACCCGCTCGAGGCCAGCTCTCCGAGTACTGCTCCCATCCACTGGGCTCTAGAAAGCAACGCTGGTACGTTCTCCAAGAGGATGTATTTGGGTCGTACCAAGCGAACGACCCGCATGAGCTCGAAATAGAGTCCAGATCTGGAGGCATTGATTCCATCTTGTTTCCCGGCGTTAGAGAGGTCTTGGCAGGGGAATCCGCCGCAGATGACGTCAACGGGTCCGATTTGCTCAAGGTCTTCCTCCGTGATCTTGGTGATGTCGCCCAGGTTGGGGACGTTTGGCCAATGCTTCTTCAATACCCGGCAGGCATATGGGTCAATCTCGCTCTGTGCTATCACCCGGAACCTGCCGGTGGCCTCCAGTCCAAGATCCAGTCCCCCTATGCCGCTGAACAAGCTCAGAACAGAGATCACTTCTGCCTCTTCAGTGCCCTGGTGACGACACCCCTGACCGTGTTGGCGTGCCACTGCTTCTTGGTCTTGCTGCGGATGTTATGCTCGTTGAGGGTGTTGGCAATGCGCTTCCAGCCCCAACTGTCCACCCGCCGCTCCAACATCCAACTGATGATCTTCTGCTCGCGGGCGCAGGAAATCAGGTTATCGCCTTTTCGGGTGAATCCGAAGGGGGTTGGGCCATACACCTTGCCGTTGTCCCGCTTGTAGGACAAAGCCTCGCTGGTGCGCTCCCCAATCTGCTCGCGCTCCCACTGGCTGATGACGCCCATCATGTTGATCACCATGCGCCCAGAGGCAGTGGTGGTGTCAATGTGCTCGGAGATGCTGATCAACTCGGCCTCGCATGCCGCCTTGGGAGAAAACCAGCCGTCGATGAGCGAAGACAGGTCGGCCACGTTGCGGGTAAGCCGGTCGAGCTTGACGATAATAAGACCCTTGGCCCGGCTGCCACAAAGCTCTTTGAGCGCACCCTCAAGGCCCTCGCGCTTCATGGTCTTGCCAGAGCCAACGTCCTCTCTGATTCCGACGAGCTCATAGTCGTACAGGGCGCAATAGGCGGCAATCTTCGACCGCTGCGCCTCGAGGGAGACGCCCTCTGCTTCCTGCTTGTCAGTAGATACTCGGATGTAGCCGATAACCGGGATACCCATGTGTTCCTCCTTATTCCCAAAGACAAGGTAACTACCCCCCTGACAAGTGTCAACCCATAGTTGACAAATGAGTGGTTTTTGACCGGAGGACCAATCTGCGCCACCATTAGAGGATGCCGAGGAAGAAGAACAAAAAGGAACCGGCGACAATCCGCAGCTCGGACAAGCTGATTGTCGACAAGAGACACGGCGCCCCACTTCCCCTGCGAATGGCACATGCGGCTGTCCAGAACCAGACAGAAGAAGACAAGCTCTCGGCAACGCAGGGGCGGGTGCTGTCTTTGCTCAAGACGGTCTCTCCGACTGGCATAGAAGACCCAGAGAAGCTTTCTACTGAAGAGGTGGTGGAGTGGCTCCAGCGTCCAGACTGGACAGACGGCATCTCCGAGCGACTTGAGGAGTTGGTTCAGGTCATTGATGCCCAGGCACTATCGACACTTCTTTTGCTGCTTGGGCCAGACAACACGAGCTACCGGGTAAAGCAACGGGCTGTCGAGGTGGCGCTCAAGCTCACAGGCAGGCTTGTTGATCGCCAGGAGCATACCCACACGATTGGGCTTGCAGAACAGCTTTTGGCGAACGCTAACCCGAAGATGCCAGAGCTCCCAGACGCAGAAGTTCGCATTATCGACGTGGACACGCGGTACAACTAGCATTAGATTGCAGCCTCACCCTATCTGAAGGAAGGACGATGGCTAAAAAGCGAGCGAAGAACGGCAAGAGCAACAACGAAAGCCTCAAGGTTACCCTTGTTGAGCAACTCATCTACCGCAAGCAGCGATACGAAGAGGCTCTGGCCCAGTTCCAGGGAGAGCTCGAGCAGTCCAAGGGGGACATGGACAGGCTGACTGCCCAGATCCTTCAGGTCCGAGGCGCCTTGAGCGAAGCCAACGCTCTGCTGGAGATGGTTGACCCGGAAGCCGCTGCCCAGGCTGCCGTCGAGGTTCCCGTGGAGCCAGAAGAAGCCGAGGCTGCGCCGGTAGAGGCTTGACCACTGCTCACGATGTAGAGAAGGGCTCGATACTCGGAACCTTTCCAGAAGCCGAGATTGATCTCCCCAAATACATCGTCACGCAGCAAGAGGCTGACCTGTATCAGGCTGCCATTCAGGCAGAACACCCAGATGACCGCATGCATGCGATGGTCGGATTGGGCAAGGTCTGTCCTGCGTTCTACATCCACGCCTTCATCAAGATCAGGGACGAGGATAAGAACCTTCAGCCCCTCAACAGGTGGAATGAGGGCCAGTGGGCTATCTACAACAGCATAGCCCGGTCTTATTACAACCAGAAGCCGGTGCGAATCGTCATCCTCAAGCCGAGGCAGATAGGATCGACCACGTTTCTTGGCGCAATGGACTACTGGGCGACGGCAACCCGATTTCGCTCCAATGGCGTGCTTCTCGCGCACGAGGACCAGATCACCAAGCGGATCTTCCGTATCCTCCGCAGATACCACGAGAACATCCCAGAATGGCTCCGGCCCGCAGCCTCTAACACCTCTAGGCAGGAACTTGTCTTCGACCAGAAGGGTGGAGGAGGGCTTGATAGCTCGATCTTCATCGACACCGCTGGTCGGTCCAAAGAGGTTGCATCCAAGGTTGGTCGTGGCGACACACTCCACCTCGAGCACCTGTCAGAGTTTGACCATTACGCCCATCAGGACGAGCTGCTCCTTTCTATGCAGCAGGGCCTGCCCGATGTCGCTGACTCCTTTGCCTGGTTTGAGTCCACAGCCAATGGGGCTGGCGGGTTCATGGATAAGTTTTGGCAGGATAGCCCCGAAAACACTGGTTTCGAGAGGGTCTTTCTTTCATGGAGACATGTCCCGTGGAGGCCGACCAGTGACGGGGAGTGGGCGAGGAAGTACAGCCGAGAGCTCCCGATTCCCGCGGACATGTACCGGAAAACCATCACCACCGACGAATACGAACTCATCAAAGAGCACAGTCTGACGCTCAATCAGGTTGAGTGGCGGCGACACACCATCAAGACCAAGTGCGTCAACGACGAGGATTTCTTCCGGCAGGAGTACCCGCTCACGCCTCTCGAGGCGTTCATCGGGTCTGGTGAGTCCGTTTTCTCCCAGCCAGCTCTACGCCACTACGAGAGGCTGTCCAACCAAGTGGAGCCTGCGTTTGTCGGGTGGATGAAGGAAACCCCCACCAAGATCTTCGCCAGCCCAGACAGCAAAGGTCCGGTCAAGATCTACGAGTATCCCAAGCCAGGAAACGAGTATGTCATCGGCTACGACCCCGCTGCCGGGTATGAGAGCGGAGACCTCGCAGCCATCTCCGTGTTTTGTCGGGACAGTCGCACTTTTGTCGCCCACTACTACGCAAAGCACGACGTCCCGTTGAGCTCGGAGCAGGCAGTGCTGCTTGGTCAGTATTACAACGAGGCACTCATCGTCCCTGACTGCACTGGAATCGGCATGGCTGCCGTCTGGGCGCTGAAGAGGCACGGTTATAGGCGCTTGTACGTCCGCAGAGACATCGACCGACGAAGCGGAGCTGGAAGGAAGGACCGCTGGGGCTATGTCATCACATCGACCACCCGTCCCATCTTGATCTCCGACCTTCGCAATGCCGTCGAGAACAAAGAGGTCGTGATTTACGACAAAGATTTCGTTTTTGAGGCTCGACGATTCGCTGTCGTCAACGGGAAGGAGCAGGCCTCCAAGAACAGCCACGACGACCTGCTTTTTTCGGCTGCGCTGGCCTTGCGCGGGCACGCGGAACATGGGCGCTACATGAGGCGAGCCGAATCAGAACTTGGCAAACACCTGGAAACAGGTTTGAATATGAGGCTGATGTCTGGCGACCTGGCGAACAGCCGTCCGCTAGATGCCGGTGACATTCTAGGCGACCAATGGTAATGTGCCAGCGTTCTACAACAGGAGGCCGACATGGCTGCACGCGGAGAGAGTAAGACTCGAGTCCACGCCAACGACGATCAGGTTGGCAATAAGGGCAAGATGAAGGGCGGCGACAACGCCAAGAAAGGCTTCGGCAAGGGCATCGACATTCGCTCTACCCGAGACACCACCGGCAAGAAGTACTCACACTAGGTGGACTTCTCCGTCGCTGCTTTAGCGACGGTCGCAGCCTTCGGTTTTGTGGCGCTCGGCTTGGTGTGCGGGTTGGTCTATTATGCCATCCGCAGCATACGTCTCGAGGCCGATCAACATCGGCAGTACACCGAGAGGCTAGTAGCCGTCGCCCAGTCAAAACGTGTTGCCGATTCCTACCCGATCCGGCAGCTTCCCTCTACCAGTATGCGCGAAGTGACCCCAGCCAAGGTCTTGAGCGACGATGCCATCGTTGCCCGAGAGATGGAGTCCATGGGTCTTCGCCCCGGCAGTGAAGAGGACCGCATCGAGTTTATGGAACGCCTGTCACTGGAGCACTAGATGCCGAAAAACGAAAAGAAGAGCTACGGACCGCCCAGGAAGAAGGCTAAAAAAACCGTGCAGAGCCGGGTCGTAGAGGCCCTAGAAAAGGCGCCAAAGCGTCTCCATGAAGAGGCTGTGGTTGGCGAGGAGATGAAGGCAGAAGGCAAGCGGCGCGTAGCGGCCAAAGAGCTCCACAAGGTCCGCAAAAAGTTGAAGCTTTACGAGGCAGAACGGAAAAAAGACGAAGCGATTGAGCGGGCCGAGAAGCGCGCAAAGAAAAAGTTAGCCAAGCTTGAGAGGGAAGAGGGCAAGATATGGGAAGAGAAAGAAGCGGCCAAGTCGAAGGCCAAGAAGGCTCGCTATCGCGCCGACCCGGAGCGCGAGGAGTCCAAGGCGTGGTGGGAAGAACGCCAACACGAGACCAGGCAGAGACAAGTCAAAGGCTCCCGCCGCAATCGTGCCATCGCGGCTCGCGAGGCGGCCCGCAAGCGTCGCAGCCTCTCGTCCGACGTTGGCAAGGCTGGCAAGGAAATGGAAACCCGTCGCCGGAAGAAAGAGAAGGAGTACTAGGTGGCCACCCCGCTCTCCAGCAAACTCTCGTCTGTCTTTAAGGGAAAGAAGGTTGACCAGAGAGCTGCCGTTGTCGAAGAGCGGTACATGGACTCTCACTATATTCGTCGGCGCCTAGAGGGGACGTGGTTTACCAATGTGGCGTTCTACCGTGGCAACCAGTGGGTTACGTGGAACAACCGAGAGAGGCGACTGACGGTCAAGGCTGTCCCGCGCTGGCGCGTGCGTATGGTCGTCAACCGCATTCTCCCAACCGTGCAGTCTCTTCTGTCGCTGCTGGTTCAGGCCGACCCCCGCTATCGGGTGGTCCCAACCTATAGCTCCGAAAAGGGAGAGCAGGCCGCTCGAGCGGGCACCGCATTCCTTCAGCACCAGTGGGAAAGGGACGGGATGTACCGGAAGGTGCTCATGGCTAGGCTGTGGGCACTGGTCACCGGCAGGGGATTTCTGGGTGTCTTCTGGGATGCAGATGCCGGAGAGGACATCGAGGTCTTGGATCTGGCTGCCTTTGACCAGATGACCATGGAGGGCCAAGTCCCCCAAGAGATGAACACGATGCCCGGTCAGGCCGGGATGCCCGGAATGCCCGGACAGCCGGGGATGCCCGGACAGGCCCCTCAGCAAGATCTTGGCCCCACGGAGCTCCCGCTCAAGCCAGCCAAAGCTGGGCGCATCCGCACCGAGGTGGTCAGCCCCTTTGCCTTCCACATGCAGCCAAGCGCATTGAGCATTGACGATGCCCAGTGGTGCATGATGGTCACGCACGTCCACAAAGACACCCTTCGGGAGCAGTATGGCTCGAAGGTGGACAAGGTGGCCACTGACGCTGTTTCTGATTTTCGGGCCTATGAGCGCAAACTGCTCTTTGATTTTGGGCAGACCAGTTACCCGTCCAAGGACATGCAAGACCTTGTGGTCGTCAAAGAGATGTGGGAGCGACCCACCGAGCAGTTCCCCGAGGGTCGATACATAGTGGTGGCTGGCGGGCAAGTGCTCGAAGACAAAGAAAACGTCTACCGAGAGTTGCCCTTCATCGACATGGGCTGTTACCCGTCCCCAGGAACGTACTGGGACGAGAGCATGGTCACCCACCTTCGACCCCTTCAGGTGGAATACAACCGGGCACGCTCTAACTTCCGAGAGATTGCCAACCTCATGGGCAAGCCGAAGTGGCTGGCCTGGCGGGGATCTGGCCTGATCGATGCTGCCATCGACGACCAGCCTGGCGAGGTCATCGAGGTGGACGACACGGCTCCGTCGTTTCCGACCCGAGTCGATCCCCCGCCGCCACCAGCGCATTACCTTCAACTCATGGAACTGGACCTCAGAGACATGGACGAGGTCTCCGGCGTCAACGATGCAATGCGTGGACAGCCACCATCGGGCGTGAAGAGCGGCAAAGGCCTTGCAATCCTCCAAGAGGGAGGCATGGCCCGACAGTCGATCCTCATGCAGGACCAAGCAGAGGCAATGAAGAGGCTGGGGCGCATGCTCGTTATGCGAGCAAGGCAGTTCTACGACGAGGAGCGGCTGGTCCGCATCACCGGCATCGACAACATGCCCGAGGTCTATAGCTTCTCTAGTCCGCTTGCAGAGATGTGCTACGACGTAGAAATCCAAGCCAATCGCATGTTCCCATACAACAAGATCGCTCGCATGGAGATGATCATGGAGATGTGGGTGCAGGGTCTTGTCGTCAACAAGGACGGTCAACGAGACCCCCGCAAGGCGCTAGACCTACTCGAGTTTGGTGACACCGAAAAGCTTTGGGCGCAGGCAGACATCGCAGACAGGCGCTACGCAGAGCTCGAAGTGCAGCGCATGATGGATAAGGGCGTTGTCCCCGAGATCAAAGCCTACGAGAACCACTACCTCCATGCAGACATTCACCGCTCGTTCCTGCTTTCCGCAGAGGGCAGAGCGATGTCAGCAGAAAAGAGGCGGGTGCTCGAGGAACATCTTGACAGGCACATCGAAGTGATCGCCATTAGCGAGAGAGGACCGATAGACCCATTGGAGATGATTCGACAGCCGGTTGGTGGGGGGGCTCAAGGCTCCTCTGCACCCGCAGGATCAACTCCGCAGCGGTCTGCGACTCGCGCTGTCGTTGACAAGAGCGGTGGCATGAATGCCCCACCTGGCCAAGGAAATCAGGTAGCTACGGCGCCTCCAGCCAAATACTAACTTGACGTAAATACATACACGCTTCTACCCTCGTCGGGATGAGACGGGCGCGTCAAGCGATCTCGTTGCCTTGGATCGGTTACGTCACCCCACGATACGGGGACCGGACCAGGGAGCCTTAGAAACCGAAACCGACAAAGCACGGGGACGCAACCTCGATAAAAAGCGGCTGTTCGAGGACGGATCAATGGATCAAGCAACACGGGGACAGATTCTTAGCGCAGCTCTTGGCGAGATGGGCGAAGAGAAGGCACCAGAGCTCCCAGCGGAAACGCCGGAACCAGAGTCTGAGGCCGAGGTCGAGGCAGCACCTGAAGAGGCGGCAGCCGAGCCACCCCCAGAGCCTAAAATCCCAAAACGCCGACTGGACGAAGAGATTCGTAAGAAGCGAGAAGCGGAGCAACAGGCCCAATACTGGAAGGGGAGAGCAGAAGCAGTCGTTCAACCCCAACAGGTGCAGGCCAGCGACGACGTTGACGATGACGACGAGGACATTCTAGAGCGGTTAGACCGTCGTCTCCATACAATGGAGAGTCGTGCGGTTGAAAACGAGAGGCAGCTCGCCCTCGACCGGGAGAAAAAGAGGCTCAAAACGGAGATCAGTAGTGCGGTTTCCGACAACCCACGGGCTGACGCCCAGGAGGTTGCCAGAGAGATGTTGCTTGATCCGGGCATTAGTGCAGCGGATGCTGCGCGCCTGGTTCAAGATCGTGAAGAGGCACGGGAGACTGAAATCCTGAAGAAGCACTCTATAAAAAAGCAGCAGAAGGCTGAAGCGGCTCGAAGGCCGAAGACTACAGGCTTGCCTGCGGTCCCGTCCGAAGAGAAACAACCGATGACGCGTGACTCTGCCAAGAGGGCTTTTGCCGATGTTTTCAATCGGCTCAAGGATAGCAGCGCTTGACCGTCCCTCTCATCGTTTTAACTTTGAGATCAATGGAGTCCAACAATGGCAGTTCTTAGCACTGGCAGTACTAACTTCCCGACAACGGGAACCTTCACGGGGCTGGCTGCTGCGATGAAAGAGGTCTATGGCGACTACGTCTACGACCAACTATCGCAGGAGACAACCCTCTATCAGCTCTTCGCCGAAGCGACCGACACCCAGATTCACTCTGGTCGTGTTTTCGTAGAAGCGATTCACACCGCTCGCAACCGATCCGCGGGTCCACGTCCCGAGTCTGGCACGGCACTTCCCGCCGCCAAGACTCAGACCTACAACCGCTTCGAGATCCCGATTCGGCGTTACCACGCTGCTGGTGGATTCTCTGCCCAGACGCTTCTCGCCTCTGCCCGTGACGAGGGTTCCCTCGTGCGAGCGATGGACGTCGAAGTAAACGGCGCCATGAACGACATGAAGCTTGAGCTTGAGGTTGACCTCTTTGGTCGTCCGGATGCGGCTCTGGCTGTTGTGGAACTTCGGGACGCTGCTGCTGGTGGCAACTCCTTCATCAACCTCGAGCCGGGCGACAATGCTCACGAGTTTGATGGCGGGCAAGCCGACAACAAGAACTATCTGGCCATGGCTGGTTCTCGCTTTTTGAGCAAGGGTCTTGAGCTCGACATCGGAGCGGTCAATGCCGACACGGGGGTCATCACCTACCGCACGTCGGCTGCCGTTGCAGGCAACCCGTTCGTGGTCGCCTCCAACCCGACAAGCTTGCAGGGCGTCTCGATTGAGGGCGACCAAGATGCGTCAGGCATCGTTGCTGGCGACCTCGTCATGCGCCACCGGGCACATGGGACCACCAGCGGGACCGATACTGCCACCAATGGGCTGTACGGGCTTGAGTACCTCATTGATGATGGTTCACTGCTGCCTGCTTATCTGGACAAGCTCCAGGGCATTGACCGCACGTCCGACACGGCGTTGCAGTCGGTGGTGCTGAACAAGGGTCAAGGGGCCGGTGCTGCTGAAGCCTTCGACGAGGGCGACATCATCAACATCGTCTACCGGATTGAGGAAGCATCGGGCACTTATCCCGACCTCATCATGACGACTCGTCCAGGCCAGAAGGCCCTGTACGACTTGTTCAGCGACAAGGTGCGCTTCATGCCCCAGGAGTTTCCTGGTGGATTCAAGGGGGAGCTCCTGACGGTGAACGTGGGTAACAAAAACCTCCCCGTTTATGTGTCGAAGCACTGCGCCTATCGGACGCTGTACTTCATCAACCTCTCGAAGATGAAGCGATACATCCAGACGGACTTCCACCTCGCAGAGGAGAGCGGTTCGGTTCTGGAGCGAAGCTCCACGGGTGACGACACTTGGGTCTTCCGCATCCGCTGGCATGGCAACGTCGGAACCGTGCAGCCAAACGCTCACGGCAAGATCGTTGATATGTCCGAAACCCAGATGGATCAGACGTTCGGGGCAGCAACCCCCTTGATCAGCTTCTAGCTGAGCGTCAGTCCGTTCCTCCGAGCCGGGGGGTTCGCAGTTTTGCGGACCCCCCGGCTCACCCTTGTCTTGATTGCCGTCCTTTTGGCGGTCGTGGTACGGTTACGCCATGTCTAAAGCTAATCCCAAGATCAAAAGATCCTCTGATGGTCCCCATGTTGAGGGCTGGCTGCTCGAGGAGTTGCACTCGCTAGATCCTCGTCTCTATCTCCACTGGGACGCAGAGGCGGGCAACTGGGTCATCAAGTACAAGGCCAAGCAAGACGGCAGGCTCTGGGGCATCTCTACTTGGCCCGCAGACCAGATGGACCGTCGCCTTATCGTCGCTCTGAATATGTGGGACACGCAGAGTTCCGAGGCGCAGAAGCGGGATCTTCTCGAAGAGATGGAGAAGAAAAACGCCAAGACAGTGGCCTCTGCCAGGCAGACGAGTTGGGACATGAGAGATCACAGCAAGGTGGCTCATGCTCTTCGCGGAGAGGCGAACGAGCTCGCAAGCTACCCGGTAAACCCTGGACCCATCTTTGTTCCGCAGACTCTCGTGAAGAGGGTCTCCAAAAAGCCCAAGAAAATCATCCTACCCGGAGCATAAGCGATGGCTGACCTTACGCTTGGCGACATGATCAGACAGGTCCAACAAGACCTGGACGACAGGAAAGAGCGTCAGTGGAAGGTTGAAGAGCTGCGTCGATGGATCAATGAGGGCTATCGGATGGTCTGGAGGGAGATCCTTCAGGTAGACGAGCACTATGCTGCCGTTGAGACCACCTTTTCTTATGCCGGAGACACCCGACATCTGGCTTTAGGCGCCACGATTGATGCCACCGGAGCCACAAAGGTCTACAAGATCCACGGGGTTTGGGACGCGTCAGACGCAAACGAAACCAGCGTTGGCACCCTTCTTCGTCCCATCAAGTATCTTGATCAGGGAAACTACAACGACCAAAGTTCAAGCGCAGAAGCGACCACCAGAACGGCAGAGAGGGGCTACTTTGTCTTTGGCGACCCGATGAACTTCGGCTTGGCGCCAGCACCTTCCGCAGCGAGGACGATTCGCATCCTCTACACGGCGCACCTGACCGCAATGAACGAACTGGACAGCACCCCGGCTGGCGTACCAGCAGACAACCAAGATGCGATCATCGCCTACGCCTGCAAGATGGCAAGATCGAGGATCAAAGAGGACACGTCTCAAGACGAACTTCGCTTTGCCCAGCTATCCAGCATGAACAGGCGAAGTTCGGAAGACAGAAACAAGCAACGCAGCAGGCACGTTCACGTTGCACACCCTTCGGATTATTCCGACTACAGCGGCGGATTTTACGGAGAATAAGGATCAACCATGCATGTTTTGAAGAACCCCAGCGAGAAAGCCCTTCGGTTTAAGCAGTTTGGTACGCTCTACGTCATCGGCCCAGGAGAAACGGTCGAGGTAAGCTCTGACAAACGCCGGAAAGCCGTCATTGCGAGAGCTAAATCTTCTGGTGTGCAGATGATTGATGTGAGCGGGACAGCCTCTGTTGCGGAGCTCCATGGGGCAGTCGAGGGCAAGGTCAAGGCTGCCTATGAGGCGAAGCTTGCTAAGCTCGAGGCCGAGTCTGCTGCTCTTCGCACCGAGTTGGCTGCCGTCCGGGCTGGTGTCCCAGGTGGAGAGCCTGCGCCAATCGAAGACGCCCCTCCCCCGGTTAGGAAGAAGCGAGCCGCCAAGAAAAAGGCTCCGGCCAAGAAGAAGAAGGCGTAATGCCTGCGCCTCTGCAATCGCTTCAGATACCAGTGATTCGAGGACTCACTGACTATCCAGAGCACGCGCAGCCGGGCGAAGCAGAAATCTGCTACAACATTGATCTGTCCAGCCACTCCGGCCTTACTCGAGGAGGGGTGGCGTTCCACGGAAGCAGCACAAACCGAGCTGTGCAGATCGGGGCAAACACCCAGCCATACCCAACCGGGCTGTGGCACTTCAGGTCGAAGAGGGGCGCCCTCTATGAGATCAGGGGGATTGCCGACGAGGACGGCAGGGGACAACTTCGAGCCAACTTTGGCATCGGCGGAGACCTCTCCCACTCCTTCGATCTGCCCGGTTTCGGCCTAGACCACCTTGCAAAATGGCAGGGCGTCGAGTTCGTGGACCGATTCGTCGTTGCAACCGCATACAACCAGGACGACAACAACCGCACCCTCTATTCGTTTTCGCCCAACCAGGGGTTCACGGCTCTTCCGGCTATAGACAGGACGGTCTCACCCCTCCATGGCTCTGCCATGTTTTGGGGCGTAGATGGAGACGACGAGGGTCCATATCTCGACAAGCCACCAAAGGCAACGCTGCTAACCTCAATGAATGGCAGACTCTACGCTGCTGGCCTCCACGAGGAGCGTGACGCACTGCGTTATTCCAACTTCCTCGATCCAGAGGGGTGGCCTGGCAACAATGTAATCAGGGTAAAGACGAAGGACGGCTCTGCCATCACCGGGCTTGGGAGCATTGCCAACAATCTTGTGGCGTTCAAAGAGCGGTCCATTCACATGGGCTGGGTGAAATCGCAGTACGACGCCAACATGCGAAAGGTGGTCGATGGTGTTGGCTGCATCAACGCAGACACCATAGAGAACGTGGGTGACAGCCTCATCTTCCTTGGGGAGGACGGGGTGTATCTTTTTGGCGGCAGCGGAATCACCCCGCTCTCGCAGAAGATTGAGAAGAGGTTGAGAGCTCTCAAGCCGGTCTTCTCTATGGCTTGTGCGGGCTACTACCGAAAGAAGGCTCAATACTGGATCGCCTTTCCGTCTGGCCGATACTACAACGGCAAGATCTCCGACCTTGTCTTCGTCTACGATTTGCGGAGAAAGGAATGGGCAGAGTACCGCTTCAACGCTACCAGCTCGGACGGGGATGCTGTCTCGATTGCTGTGCCCCACGCTGGCTTTGGGGCTTTCTCGAGCGTGCTGTCTCGAGGTGGCTCTGAACACTTCATTGGGGCTGGGCTTTCCGGCGAAAACCTCTTCCCAGAGCAAGCTCACTTTGTCCGCTACTTCAGGTTTGATGCCCAGGAAAAGGACGACGGCATTGACTACGATGGCTCCGAAGCCCAGATGCGGGTGGAGAGCTCGTGGCAGAGCGCATCTATCGTTCTTGGAG